TTAGCCATTGCAGCTTCAGTAGCTTTTGCTGCACCTCTAGCCCATACTGGTAGGGGATTACCAGATGATAATGCTGTTGATACTTCGTTCTGTAAACTTTCTAATTGCCCTTTTACTGTAGCATCAGATGTAATAGTTCCTGTAGCTGCAGTCATTGGTTGAGTAACTGTGCCTGTTGCAGCAGTCATAGTTGGCACTTGGCCAATAGCTTGTTGCGCTGTATATGAAGCAGCAGTTTGTGCAGTTGGTGCTGTTACTTGTGTTCCTGCTAATGTTCCTGGGGCGGCAATTGTGGGGGCAGCAGCTGTTGTTGGTATTGAAGCAGCAAGTGTTCCTGATACACCCGCAGTTCCCATTAACTCATTTGATGCTACACTTTGTAATTGTGGTGATATAGTTGTACCTGTAGGTAAACTAGGTGTACCTGCAGCTAAACTTTCAATTAATGATACAGCTTTTGCACTTCCTGTTTGCTCTGGTTGAGCAGTAGTTATTGCACCTTTTTGTAATTGTACTTCGTCTGGTGTCGCCATTATCTCCCCTGTTTTCTATATTTTTTATATGATCTTTTTTCTGATTTATTTAATCTTTTTTTATGTCTACCTGGTCTTTTCCTTGGTTTTGGTCTAGGTGTAAATTCCTTAAACTTTTTTTTAGCCATTATGGTTTAGTTGGCCATGTAGCATTTTCACATTTTTCAACAGTGTCTTTACCTGCAGGTAAATCTCTAAGAGCTTGTCTGTAGTTTTTCATATCAGTAGAAATAGCATTACCTTTTTCTAGTTCTGATAATATTTCCCAATCAGATTCTTGTAGTAATCTATTTCTTTTAGCTCTAAGGTCAGCTAAAGCTCTAGCAGGGGCAGCGTCTGCCCATGCCTGTTCTTCAGCATCTCTAGCTGCTTCTTCTTCAGCTGTAAACTGAACTCTTACACCATTTATATTATGATATCTTGGCATTGTTTCTCCTTATTATTATTAATTAGTTTAAACCAAATAAAATTATATCCCCAGAATCTATGTTTCCTGAAGCCATTTTAAACTGAACTGCATTTACTGCTGAAGTTGTGTTTCCATATCCAGCAATAAAACTATCTTGCATATAGTCAATAGCATTACATTCTGCAAATCTTGACTTAAAATGTTTGACAAAAGTTGTGTCAGATGGGTTAAATAAATGTAAATAACCATTATTAGATTGGTCATTATCTGCTCCAACTCTTTCTGCAAGAGTTTGAAATCCTGTACTTTGTGCTAAATCAGCATCAGTTCTATATTGTAAAACAGCTTCACTATCTGATTCATTATGAATTGCTCTAAAAATAGTAGTAGTTTTTGTAACATTATAGTTACTTCCACCATCTGTACTTAAATTAAATTGAAATAAAGTATCATCAGTAGCTGGGTGAATATTTACAAAATAAAAAATATATTCCTTATAGGTACTATCAATTCCTGATGTAAAGCTAATAGTAGCTGATGATGATGCAGTTTGCTTGGATATAAAATTTAATTCTCCTAATGAAGATATACTTCCAAATGCTGTTGCATCTTTAACGCTTCTGTTGTTTAGTTTAATTAATGCCATATTAACTATCTTTTATTCCGTAGAGTTTAATTGTGCCACTATCTATGTTTCCGCTATCCATTTTAAACTGAATAGCATCTACAGCACTTGTAGTATTTCCATATCCAGCAACATAGTTAGTAAAATCTTCGGGTGTTCCATCTGCAGAAACTGTATTTGTTGTTGCAATAAAATGTTTTACAAATGTTGTGTCAGATGGCGAAAATAAATGTAAATAACCAGATAAACATTCATCATTATCATTTCCAATGCCTGGAACTAATCTTTGAAAATCTGTAGATTGTGCAAGATCATTTCCTGCACTATATAATACTGATCCACCACCGCCACTTTCTGTATGATTAGCAGCAAAAAATGTTGTAGTTTTAGTTACATTGTAATTACTACCACTATCTGTACTCATATTAAAAACAAGTCGTCCACCATCAGTAGCTGGGTGCATATTAATAAACTCAAACCTATAAATAGGATATGTGCTATCCAAAACTACATCTGAACTTCCATCTACAAATGAAACAGTAGAACTTGAACTAGCAGTTTGTTCTTTAATTAAAACCATACTTCCTGATGCTAGTTGTCCAGCAGTAGTGATAGCTGATATGCTATTATTATTGTACTTAACTAATGCCATATAATTTTATAACTCCAGCGTCAGTATTTCCTGAACTCATTTTGAATTGAATAGCATTGATTGCTGATGTGGTGTTGAAATAGCCAGCAATAAATGTATTAACTTGATAATCATTTTGTTCTGTCATATTTGTTGTTGCAATAAAATGTTTAACAAATGTGGTAGATGATGGATTATATAAAGTTAAAGTTCCAACTAAACATTCATCATCAGCATTTCCTAAATTATTATATTCATGTAAAACTTGATAGCTTGTACTTTGTGCTAAATCTCCAGCTGTTCTATAAGTTAAAGCTGTATCAGTATCATTTTCTTGGTGTGCAGATACAAAATTAGTTGTAGTCATTGTAACACCATAAGAGCTTCCACCATTTGTTGATCCTTGAAAATGAAAATCAATATTATCTGTTGCTGGATGAATATTATAAAACTTAAACATATAAGCATCATAAGTAGAATCTATGTTTGAAGTAAAATCTATTGTGGCTGAACTAGATGCAGTTTGAGTTTGTAATAATGTTAATGCACCACCACTTACAGAAGCTGGTAAAGCTGTTATGGCTGATAGGGAGTTGTTGTTAGCAAACTTGAGTGACATTATGCTACCCCATATAATTTTATTGTTCCTGAGTCTATATTTCCTGTACTCATTTTAAATTGCACTCCATCAATAGCTGTCGTTGTATTACAATATCCAGCTATAAAACAGTTATCAGTATAATCTCTATCTGAACCATTTCCATCATTTACTGAATTTGTTGTTGCCATAAAATGTTTAACAAATGTTGTGGAAGATGGATTAAATAAATGCAAAGTTCCTACTAAACAACTATCATTACCATCTGAAATTAAAGCATATTGAATTAAATCTTGAAATGATGTTGATTGTGCTAAATCTCTTGATGACCTATAACCTAATCCTTGACTATTATTATCTTCATATTGATAAGCACCAAATAAAGTTGTTGTTTTTGTAGCATCATAATCTGTTCCACCATCTCTAAATCCCACTTGAAATAAAGCATTTTGTGTTCCAGCATGAATATCATAAAACTTAAACATATAAGCATCATAGGTGCTATCAATGTTTGAAGTAAAACTTATTGTAGAGCTAGAACTGGCAGTCTGTGTGGATAATAAAACTAAAGAACCTCCACCTGTAGCATTACTAGATAAAGTCATATCATATTTTATGCTTGCATAAGTTGCCATATTAATTTTTTATCCCATAGAGTTTGATTGTGCCACTATCTATGTTGCCACTTCCAAATTTAAACTGTACTGCATCTATTGCTGAAGTAGTATTTCCATATCCTGCAATATAGTGTTCGTTTGAATAATCAGATTGTTCATAATAATTTGTTCTTGATATAAAATGTTTTACAAATGTTGTAGAACTAGGATTAAATAAATGTAAATAACCTGATCCACATTCATCAGCACCATCACCAATATTTGCTGTTAATTGTTGAAATCCAGTTCCTTGTGCTAAATCTCTGCTAGTATTATATACAACATAAGCATCTGAATCTGCTTCGTTATGACCAGCAGTAAAAGCAGTGGTTGTTTTAGTTACATTATAATTACTACCACCATCAGTTGATAAATTAAAAAAAAATTCTGAAGCTGCTGATGGATGAATATTAATAAATTTAAATAAATAAATAGGATATGTGCTATCCAAAACTACATCTGATGTTCCATGAACAAAACTAATAGTTGCACTTGAAGATGCTGTTTGTTCTTTAATTAAAGTCATTGACCCAACTTCAGCATTTGAAGGTAAAGCAAAATTATATCTAACATCTTTATAATTTGCCATTATTTTACTCCATACATAATTATAGTTCCAGAATCTATGTTTCCTGTACTTTGTGAAAATTGAATAGCATTAACTGCAGATGTAGTATTACAATATCCAGCAATATATGCTGGTTCATTTGCTGGCCCTTTTTGAGAATAACTAGATGAGGATATATAATGTTTTACAAAAGTTGTAGAACTTGGATTAAACAAATGTAAATAACCATTAAAAGAATCATCTGAACTAACACCTATTTGTCCACTACTAAGATTTTGACGACCAGTGCTTTGTGCTAAATCTTGTCCAGTATCATAAGTTAAACCTGCTTCAGAATCACTTTCTGCATGATAAGCATAAAATGCACTTGATGTTTTTGTTACATTATAATTACTACCAGAATCAACTGACGCATTAAAACCAAAAAAACCATTAGCAGATGGATGAATATTAACAAAATAAAAAATATACTCTTTATAGGTACTATCAATC